TATGACAATTTATATAATAATTTTTATTATATAATAATTTTTATTGCAATATGTTTTTATAAAATTGTTTATATTTTATAATTTTATCAAAATAAATAATTTTAATTAAAAAAAATAAATTTAATATTATAAATAATTTTATATATCTATAATTGTATAATTTATAGTCATTGTTATTAATTTTATTTTTATATGCTTGTTTTAAAAATTTTAAAATATTATACAACATAATAGTTTATTTAACTTTTAATTTTTAAATTTAATTTTCAAAAGTTTAAATAATATTGTTTTTTCAAAACCTGTTGGTGAATTACCTCTACCAGATTCTATTTGATTTATTCTTGCAACAGAAATTTTTCCATTAGTTGCTGTAGCTAAATCTTTTTGACTTTTATATCCACAACTTATGCGAGTTTGCATCATTGATTGTTGTTCTTTTTTTTCAGTCTGTTTTTTCTTTTCAGGCAATTCATCATCTATTAATTTATTAAAATTATTATTTATATTATTTTCAGCTGGTTTTGGTTTATTCTTTGAAAAAACAACTTGTTCCCAGTCTTGACCATCCATTTATTATTATTAATAATAATGTATTTAATTTATTTATATAATATAATTATAGTCTCATAGGAAATTATTTAATTGTTTTATATAAGCATCCAGGTAAATCATTACAAAAATAATTATATATACAATTATTTGTAGATGAATCTTTATTTAAATCATCGTTATCAATAATGTGAATATTATTTTTTAAAGTAGTATATTTCTTTTTTAATTTATCAAAATCTTTTTTTAATTTATTTGTTTCGTTTGCTTTATAATTTAAATTTTTTTTTAAATTACTAATACAATTTTCTAGATTATGAATTTTTTTTTTCATTTTTTTATTTTCTTTATTTTGTTTACAATTTAAAATATATTTCAACATTTATATTATTATTTATTGATATAATTTATTATTACAATAATTTGATTAATTATTGTAATATTAAAATTATGCATTGTTATTATTATAGTATGATGAGTATTTCATAATATTTTTATCACAGTTTGTTACCACTACCATTTTTATTTATTTCACAAACTTATTTTTATAATTCCTTATATAATCTAATTATATCTGAATTTCTTACAAATTTTTATACTTTTTTAATAATAGCAACAAATCATGCAGGAAGCGATGTATATAGATTTTCTACAAAATGTAATTTGTAAAATAAGGAAGATTTTTATATTCGTCAAATTATTGGTAGTGTAAATTTTAATTATGGTAATGATTTTATTGATTATTTGCATGGTTTTTTAAACTATCAAATAGAACATCATGTATTTCCTGATTTATCAATGTATGCATATCAAAAAATTGCACCTGAAGTAAAAGAAATATGTAAAAAACACAATATACCTTATATTCAAGAAAATGTTTTTTTACGATTATATAAAACAATCAAAATATTTACAGGTGAAGAATCTATGAAAGTTTTGTAAAATTATGAATATAATTTACCAAAGATAAATATGACTCAACAATTTTGGTGTATATAAACCTTTACTTTTCTTTTTTTCTTTTTCTATTGCTTTTTTTCTACTTTTCACACCAGAATGTCTATTAAAGTAATTTTGCATTCGTTTCCTTGTTCCATGATTTTGTTTTCTATAAAGCTTTAATGGTGTTCTATCTTTATATTGTTGATATCTTTTATCACCAAAATGCAGTCTTCTTTTCTTTTTAGTTTTTTTATTTTGAATATGTGCGGTATATTTTTTAAAATTTGGACCTTTTTCGAATTTTACTATTCTCTCTTTCATTATCAACTTATATATATATATATAATATAATGAAACCAACAGATTTAATATTATATAATAAAACAAAAATAAATATATATAAAAAATATCCTAAACATAGTGCATATAGAAGTGGAAATTTAGTTAAAACCTATAAAAAACTCTTTAAAAAAAAATATGGTAGTAGAAAAAAACCATATTTAGGTAAAAACCCAACAAAAAAAGGATTAAAAAGATGGTTTAACGAGAAATGGGTAAATCAACGCGGGGAAGTTGGATATAAATATAAAAGTGATATTTACAGACCAAGTAAAAGGATAACAAAAAAAACACCAAAAACACATAAAGAATTATCAAAAAAACGCGTTAAAAAAGCTAGAAGAACAAAATATAAAAAAGGTAGAGTTAAACGATTTTAATATAAATTTATTATATGAAGGAATATGATATTGTTATAATTGGTGGAGGTATTTCAGGTATTTACACTATGTATAACTTAATTAAAAAATATCCAAAACTAAAAGTATTATTATTAGAAAAAAATTCTAGGTATGGTGGTAGAATATATACCTATTGTGAAAAAGTAAATGGTAAAGATTATTGCATGGATTTTGGTGCAGGGCGATTGGGATTTCATCATAAATTAATTATGGAACTTCTAGATAATTTAAAACTAAATAAAAAAATAATTCCAATACCAAATTCAAAAGATTATTATGAGGTTAAAAACAATAAAGGTGTAAATAAAACAGATTATAAAAATGAAATAATGAATAAGCTTTTTGAATTTATTAATTCTGGTAAGATTAAGAATTTATCTAACTCATTTTTACAAAAATTAACATTAAATGAATTATTAAAAAAGTATAATTTATCATCATTTACTAAAAAGGTTGAAGATGTGTTTGAATATTATCAAGATTTGTATCATTATAATGCATATGATGTAGTTAATTATTTTAGTAATGATTATAATAATAATTCTAAATATTTTACTATAAATGGTGGATTATATTCAATAATCGATACTATGATACAATACATTAAAAATAAAAAATGTAAATCATATAAATTAAGCTTAAATGCAGATGTTAAAAATATTTATTATGATGATAATACAAATAATTATTGTATTAAATATAATAAAAAAAATATTTTAGCTAAATATGTAATATGTGCTATTCCACGGAAAGATTTAGTTAAATTTGATTTATTAAATAATTTTAAATCAGAACTTAATAGTATTAAAGATATTGATTTATTGCGTATTTTTGAAATATATAAAAAAGATAAAAACGGCAATGTTTGGTTTCATGATATAAATAAAAGTGTATCAAATAATGAATTAAAATTTATTATACCAATAAATAAAGATAATGGACTTATTATGTCAAGTTATACAGAAATGCATGATTCAAAATATTGGGTAAAATTATGTAATAATAATTTCAAAAATTTTAAAGACAAATTAAATAATAAACTATCAATTACATTTAATAAAGATGTTCCAGAAAGTACATGGTTAAAAATGTATTATTGGGATATGGGTATAGGTTCATGGAAGAAAGGTGTAAATAGTGATTATTTAAGTAAAAAAATATTAAATTTATTACCAAACTTTTTCATTTGCGGAGAAAATTATTCTAAACATCAAGCATGGTGTGAAGGTTCTTTAGATACATCATTAAAAGTAATTAATTTAATAGAATGTGATTTTAAATTAAGAAAAAATAAAAGTAGAAAAAATAAAAGTAGAAAAAATAAAAGTAGAAAAAATAAAAGTAGAAAAAATAAAAGTAGAAAAAATAAAAGTAGAAAAAATAAAATATATGTATAAAATATAATGAAAAGTCAGAAATTAATTATGTCATCAGTTATTGTGGCTATTTTGCTTAATATTATTTTGTCTCTCGCAATATCGCCTTTCGCTAGCGCACACGAAGTTAATCCTCCAAGTGGTGCGGAAAATTTACCATTTTTCTCTCAAGTTATGCATATGTTAGTTCACCACTGTCAAGTATTAGTTGCTAGTTCTCTTGTTGTTGCATTGGTTGTTGGTTTATCAGTTTACATTGCATGTTGCTGTTGTTCATTGAAATAAATTAAATAAATTAAATAATATTTATAAAAAATATTATTTAATATTTTTTATAAATTGGATTTTATAATTTTAATATATTTTGTAATTAATCATTGTCGCTATCAGTTTCATTACTTTTCTCTAGAATTTCAATAATTCTATCTAATTTTTGAGACATTTCTTCTATTTTTTTTTCTAATTGCTCAAGGTTAATTGTATTACTATTTTGCATTTTATTTACATCTTTTTTAGTATCTTGTTTTTCTTTCTTTTCTTTTTTTTCTTTCTTTTTTGTAATACTTTTATTCTTTGTTTCGATTAGTTTATTTATTTCTTCTTCTGATAATTTTGTTTGTTCTGAAATGTTATCAATTGAAATATCATCGTTATACATATTATATGCAATCATTTCAATTCTAGTTTTAATACCGCCAATAGGTCGCTCATGTTTTTTTGAGATATCTTCAATTGACATATTATTTTCCAAATTATTCAATAAATCTTTTTCTTCATCTGTAGTCCAACGCTTTGCAATTGTTTTCTTTGCGGATGACATATTTCACGTGAATATGTTATTTTAGATAAAATATAATTCAATTTTTTTTTATTTTGTAAATAAAGAAGTAAAATGCTAGTATTAATTAATTTCATATATAAATAATATAAATTTAATATTTACTATTATTTAAAATGGATTCAAATAGAGAATTAGATGAACATTCTGATAATAATCAAAATAATAACCAAACTTCAAGTGAAAATAATAGACAAAATCAAAATTTTATATGTAATTTAAATCCATTACATAATAATATTAATTATACATCATGTAACACATCAAATCCATATAATTTAAATAATTATTCATCTGAAGTTATATTTTTAATTAAAGCTGGTTTGAAATGGGAAGATGGTAATTGGAGTCAACAAGAATTATTATTATTAAGAAAAAAACTAATGTATTGTTATGTAAGAAAAGAAGCACATTGGGAATTAGCAGTGCATAATAATCTATTAGCAAAATATTTAGATATACCAAAGGTTATATTAAGTTCTATTCTAAGTACTTCATTATTTGTAAATGCATCGGATAATGAACATTTTTCAACAACAATGCAATATATAAATGCTATACTTGGAACTACACTAACAACAATTGTAGGAGTAGATTCTTATATGAAATTTGGTAAATTATTCTCTCAACATAGAAACGCATCTTTAGAATATGGAAAATTATTATTTGAAATAGAGAGATTAACACAGTCAGATATTGATGATAGAGAACCATTCGGCATTGTATTGGCTAAAATAGATGATAAATTTGCTGCAATAAAAAACGAAGCACCTTTTATTTCAAAAAATAAAATTTTAAAATATATTAAAGCATTTACAAATAAGAATCAATTAAATGATACAGTAAATTATAATTCGCGAGCAAATATTAATGAAAAATTTGAAGATGATGAAAAAGAATTTGAAGAAGCTAGAAAATTATATGATGAAAAAATAAAAAATAATGTAGAGAACAACAAAGAAAATAATGAAGAAAATAACGCAACGGATAATAAAGATAATATGATAATAAATATAAAAGATAAACAAATTACATAAAAATTCTAATTAAATACCAATCCAATAAAACATATCATTAAAATTCGGTGTAATATTGCTAAATTGAAAACATTCTCTTTCTTCTTTACGATTATTGTTTTGATAATCATTTTCTGAATGTCTTGTAGGATTACTTCTTTGTCGTTGCACATGTCCATTATTGTTTTCACTTTGAGGCATATAATATATATCGTTATTTAATATTAATTTTATTAATATTAAACATTTATTAATAAAATTATATAAAATTATATAAATCTAAAAAAATATAGATAAACGTTTTTGTATATATTTTTTCATTGTAAAATTATGAATATTTTTTTTTTGTTTTACTAAGTCTACGAAATATATTTGATAAAATGATTTATTGTTAATGAATAATACACATAAATAAATAGAAAAAATAAGTATATTAAATAAAATATCTAATTTAATATTTTTTATATTGAATTTTAAAAATAAAACAAATAATATTAATAATTCAACAGTTATAATAAATGTTTTCAATTCTGTATTAAATTTATCTTTATCTTTACCTACAAAATGTATATAATAGCTAACAGTAGTTCCAATTAAACTAGAGAAAAACGGATTTACCTTAATAATATTTAATAAAAATAAGATAGTCCATAGAAAAATCCACCAACAATATAAATATATTCTAGAAATAATTATCATTATAAATATTATTAGTTTATTTTATTTTACACCTTTGGAAATTTAAAACGCCGACTTTAAGTAAATTATATTTTAGTTTATTTTTAACTCTTTTAGTTAAAATTGAGTTAAAAATAAAATATTTAGTAATAGTATAGAATGCCGAAATATACTTGCGAACACTGTTTGAAAGAGTTTTCTCAAAAATCACACTATACTAAACATCAAAACAAAAAAATACCTTGTCAAGACAATAAGGGAAAAATAGAAGAAGTTGTTGAGAATATTATAAATAAAAAATTGATTTCAAATTATACTGAAAATATAAATACAAAAATGGAAGATACTTCAAAACAAAATGAAAATGAATTAGACCAATTTTATACAAATAAAGATATAGCATTAAAATGTTATAACAAATTAAATGAAATAATTAATTTAAATAAATATGATATACATTTAGAACCAAGTGCAGGTTCAGGGTCATTCTTTAATATTATGGATAACACTAAAAAAATAGGGTTAGATATAGAACCAAA